TTGTGCTGTTTTCTTTTATCCTTACATTCGGGACAGTATGTTTTGTAATTTCCATTATTGTATGATCTAAGGGTTATTCCTTGTTGTTTGAGTTGTGTGATCATCCCGCAAGCTCAGAAAGATTTTTGGCTGTAACAAAATTATCTGTGTCACTATGTCCATGTAAACTATCTTTATATATAGTTTCCTTTGCCACCTCGTCACCTTTGACAAAATGTTCCTTTATTTTCTGAAGGTTCAAAATGTAAATATTCCTTTTTCTTCGCAAATCACTCTCAAGCCGTTGTTGTTGTTGTTCAACAATACCTCGTTGTTTCAGTTTTTTAATAATCCTGTGTGCATTTCTTACTGACTGTGAAGTATCATTTGCTATCGTTTGTAGGCTTGGAAAACATTTTCCGTTATCATCAGCACGATTGGCAAGGCAAATAACAGTTAGTTTTTCAGCACTAGATAAATTGTTTGTTTTCAGTGAGTTGATAATATATTCAAAAGACATTGTTGACTCCTGTTATGACAATATTTCATAAGTAAGTACAATATGTGGTTTTTTAAGTCAAGTTGTCAATCTCAATTATAACAGAGTCTTTTAAATCTGGTTGCCATCTTGCATTAAGACTATGAACCAAATTATCATTTTCTAAAACCTGTGCATACTCAAGAAGATCAAGGCAAGGTTTTATTCTATTATCTAAGTCACGCTTTCGGCGATCTGGAAGGCCAACAGACAAGCTAATATGGACAGGAAAAGTAATAACTGGATGTTTAAATTGTTCATTTATTTCCTCACACATATTTTCAAGCCAATACTTATATATTGAGGATTTTACTGGTCTGTTTTTGAAAAATCGCCAAAGCCTATTTGCTGACGGTGGATACGTCACGTTTATTTTGATAGGCAATACAAGCATTGTAGTGATCCTCACATTTTACTTGTCCATCAGTGGCGGTCTGTATCTTTTTTATCGCGGGAAAACTTGGATACCGTTCACCCCGACACCATTTTTCAACACTACGAATATTAAAATCAAATTCTTTAGAAAATGATTCATATGTGTATTCATGTTGATATATCCATGTTTTTAATCGCATATCAAAATAAACCACAATAAAGGGTTGTTTACAAGTTTGATATACTGTATAAAAAGTGAAAAAAAGGTGAACATATGACTAACAACTGTTATCAAACGCATGGAATTGAACATCTAAGCGCATCATTTTTGAACTCTTGGGTTTCATCACCGTGGCAAGCAATTGGAAAACTCGCGGGTCTTAAAAGTGTTGTTGGGGCTTCGGCGTATCGCGGTACTTCAGCAGAAAACGGCCTTGAGTTTGCAATCAAAAATAATAATCTGGAACAAGGCATTCAGTACGCAGAAAAAACATTTGATGATTTGACTGTTGATTTGAAAAACACTGAAAAAGAAAAATCAAAACTGGCATCTTATGTTCAAAACGCATACGGATTATATTCAACATTTCCAAACATAGAAAACTATCAACAAAAAATAGTTTATCAACATCCAGATATTGCAATCCCATTCATTGGATATATTGACTTTTTGTATGAAACACAGATTCGTGATCTCAAGACTGTTGCACGAAACGTTTACTCAGAAAAACCCTCAGTCAGTGCGGCAAGACAAGTATCAATTTATGCTTGGGCATATCCACAACATGAACTGTGGATTGATTATGTGACACCAAAAGAAGTAATCTCACACAGGGTATATCCAGAAGAACATCAAAAAACTATTTTGAAAATTGTATACGGCTTAGAGAAGTTTCTCTCAATATCAAAAGATACAAAAGAATTGGCAAACATTTTAACACCAGACCCAGATGATTGGAGGTTCAATGATGGAATACGACAACAATGTAATACAATATGGGATGACATCACCATTTGATACCGAATCACCAGAAACAAAAACAATTGATGGAGCATTATCAAAAGCAAAAACAGAATTTTCACCTCTGGAAAAATCAGGGATAAACTCATATTTTAAGCGTGGAAAAGAGCCTCATAGATTTAGCACTTTGCAAGATATTAACCAATCTATATCAAAAGCATTTCACCAAAACGGCTTGATTACACGACATCAAATTATTGTTTTGAAAAAAGGTGATGAATGTCAAAATGCGCTGAAAACAACAATCAAGCATATTGAAAGTGGTGAATTCATTTCATCAATTATTGGGATGGAAAACACTGATAATCCGCAAGCGACAGGTAGTCAAATCACATATTATAGAAGATACAATTTGCTTTCTCTTTTGGATATTGAACCAGACGATGAAGATGATGCAAACTTGCCATCAGGAAGAAAAGGAACGGAAGCCCAAAATATACAAAACAAAAAACCATCAAGAACTTACGAGGTATTTGATGTGGCGGGGGAAGTGTGTAAAACCTTTACTGATTGGGGGTCATTCCACAAAGCAATTCAACCAATAGATAAATATTCTCATAGTGATGTGTGGAAAACAAAACAATTACAAATGTTACAAGATGTTTCAAAGTGGTCACAGAGAGAAAAAAGCAAGGTTGATGATAAAACAGCCAAAAATTTAGATAAACTAAATGATGCTGTAAAAAAACTAATTACAGAAATTGAAAAATGACCAAAAGACAGAGGGATGCGTTTAAGTTTATTCAAGAATTTTGGCGCGAGAACCAATATGCACCATCATATTCAGAGATTGCTGATGGTCTAGGTGTTCAACGATCAAGAGCGTATTGCCTTGTCTCACAGCTTCAAGAAAGGGGTTTTGTATCCACAATGAGGGGCAAAGCCAGATCAATATATTTAAAAGAAAGGATTGGTAATGGTTGATTATGATAAAACGAATAAAGGTATTTTATATGATATGCAAGATGGGTATGAAGTTATAAAAAACGGCACTTTGAATATTGAAGGCAAAGATCACAGAATTATAGCTGTAAAAAGAAACAATAAACAAGGATCACCAATCATTGAATTATACAGAGCGATAGGCACTGTTAAAAAAAATGTAAACAAAACAAAAGAAACTGATCCAGATACAAGTGGTTTGGTAGAAGTCATAAATGTTGATGGAGTAAAAACTGTATCTTGTTGGCAGAACATATCTAAAAAAGGTACGCCGTATACCTCAATGAGTGTCAGGGATTTGAAAGAGTTGGTTTCAGAACCAGTTGAAAAAGAACTTGATGATGAGATACCCTTTTGAAATCACAAAGACATCTTCAGCATATCCGCAATCAACCTTGTGCTTTGTGTGCATCAAATCCAGAGGAATGTTCTGGGTCAGTGCAAGCACATCATTTGATGAAACCGTGGTTGGGTTATCGTGGAACAGGAATGAAAGCGGGTGATGAAAACGCAATACCTCTTTGTTTTGAGCATCACCGTGATCTTCACGCTGTTGGCAATGAAGCTAATTTTTTCAAATTGAAAGGATTATCAGAAAATTATGGGAAAGCTCTTGCTTATGGGCTTTGGCTTAGGTCGCCATATTTTAAGGAAAAAGAAAAATGAAAGATGCAGTTATTACTGGTACATATTCAGATTTTAAAATAATCAAAACAAGAAAAGTTGCACAAATGGTTGTTGAGTTTCCAATTGAGCAAGGTGATCAATTTATATCAAAGTTTGGATTGCCAAAACCGCATGAGGAAAAATGGGTTGCTGTAGCATGGGTCAGATCAGAAGCAGTAGAAACAACTGGTAGAGCATCTAAAGCAATTCAACAGGCGGGTATATTGTGTAAAGATGTTTCCTTTGGGGTTTGGCTAAATGAAACAAAAGGCATGGGTCTAAACCCGAAACAAGAAACAGAAATCCAAGATGCAGTTAGAGCAATCCTTGGTGTTTCATCGAGGGCAGATATGCGAACTAATGAACAAGCGTTGCAGACTTGGGAGAAAATGTATTCAGAATATCAAAATTGTTAGCGATAAAAAATATGATCTGCGATTTGGACTGTGCGATATTTTTGTGAAGCCCATTTGGGATATACTGTTCGGGCATGATAAAATAACGCTCCACCAGTAAGATCAGATATTGGAAAGTTCAAAACAGTGATTACCGATCTTAATGCTTCATCAAATGCTTTTTTATCTTTTGGCTTGTCTGCTAATCCATCACAGTACCAACTGAATTGACACTTGTATTTCACAGGAAATCCAGATGCGTATGTTTTTGCTTGATAAACAACTTCACAAGGTGTCGATGGATAATCAGAACTTTTGACACGGTTTAACACAACTTGTGTCACCGCAACCTGTCCCGCAAGCGGTTGATTTCTTGCTTCAAAATAAACATTCAAAGCTAAACATATTAAAGATTCAGCTACCATTGAAAAATGTAAGCACAAATTTTTTTTCAGATAAAGAAAAATAATACTTGACATAATGTCATGGACATCATATTTTAGTCATATTCAGAAACAAGCACACAAGCACACAGGAGATTCTAAATGTCAAAAGTAAAAACAATTTTTGTTGATGCAGACGACCATGCACAAAAAGAGGAACTGTCGGACGAGGTGCAAATTGCACTCCTTACACTCAAACTTGCAGGGGTAAAAAAATCAGATATTGAAATCAAAAACAACAAGGTCACCGTCAAGTTGCGAGGCAAGGGAGCTTCAGATGAACGCCTTGAGAGTATCAAGTTAATAAGAAAGGCGCAAAAGACCGCGCACAATGCTTATAAACTCTTAGATTTTGAGAACCTTCGCCCCAGTAAATGAGTGGGGGGGGTATCCCCCCTACTTTTTTAAAGTTGTTTTAAACGTCCACTTTCTTAATAATTATGAGACACAAAAATGAAAAACAAAATTTCAAGATTAGAAGCTGAAAAACTTTGCAAAGAACAAGGGTTCACGTTGGATACACTTCAACAAATGTTTGAAATTATGCCAAAATCAAAAAGTTTTACTTTTACGGTAGAGAAAGAAAGACAATTTGCTATTAAAATATTAAATGTCATTTCAAATCTCAAGCAGAAAGAAAGAGATAGAGTTTTGTTGAGAGCAATTAAGTTGAATAAATTATAAAAGAATTATGACTGAGGTACACAACATGAAAAGGGAATCGATATGAAGGACATTATTTAAAAGATGGAGAGATCACAACAAATTGTCGGCTTTAACAGTCGTAATAACCGCCAGAAAGACGACTACTACGCGACACCACCAGAAGCAACACAAGCATTGCTCGCCGTGGAAACTTTTGACGGTTTAATATGGGAGCCGTGTTGTGGAGAAGGACACATCTCAAAAGTGTTACTTCAAAATGGTTACAAGGTTCACAGCACAGATTTAGTTGACAGAGGTTATGGAAAATCCCGAATAGATGCTCTCATGGAATTTGGAAAAGTGAAAACAATCATTACAAATCCACCATATAAAAATGCTTTAGAATTTGCTGAACATTTTACACATCAAGCGGAGAAGGTAGCTTTGCTACTGAAACTAAATTTTTTAGAGGGTAAGGCAAGAAAAGAATTTTTTATGCGTAAACCACCAAAAAAAGTATATGTTTTTTCTCAAAGACAGTCACTGATGAAAAACGGACAAAAATATAAAGGTGGTATGATGGCGGTAGCATGGTTCGTATGGGAAAAGAACAGTAAAACACCACCAAATATTTTTTGGCTATAAAATTTGCAAATACTATGAAAACAATAGTCAGAAATGCAGTTTCAAGCGATTTTTGCTACATTGAATCATTGAGAAGAAAAAACGGTTCTGCTTTAGGATTTATACCCAAAAATGTCTATATCATTATTTTAGAAAAAAACGGTTTGAGAAAAGATATGAAGATGGTCACTTTTCCGAGTACTATAGTGAAAATAGGAAAGCAGGTGATAGATGAAGAATGTAATATTGTATGGTGACTGTCGTGAAACATTAGATGGATTCCTACCTAATAGTGCTAGAACATGTGTCACCTCACCACCTTACTATGGTCTAAGAGATTATGGTAAAGAGGATAAGCAGATAGGTAAAGAAGATACACCAGAAAAATACATTGAAAACCTTGTAGGTATATTCAGGAAAGTCCGTGATGTACTGACTGATGATGGTACACTATGGTTAAACATAGGAGACTCATACTATAACTATATAACAGGTAAGGCATATCCTAAACAAACTGTAAGTAAAACCAAGCAAGATTTACCAGACTACACACCTAAAGGTAGTAATAAACTAGAAGGACTGAAAGAAAAAGACCTTATAGGTATACCGTGGATGCTTGCTTTTGCATTAAGAGCAGATGGATGGTATTTAAGACAAGATATTATATGGCATAAACCTAATCCAATGCCAGAAAGTGTGAAGGATAGATGTACTAAAGCACATGAATATATCTTCCTATTAAGTAAGAATAAGAAGTATTATTATGACCATGAAAGTATCCAAGAGAAGGCAGTAGGTGAACGTTGGGGTGGTAACAAACCTATCAACATGGATAACACTAAAGACACTAATAATCAATTCTCAGGATTAACAAGACCACGCAAAATGATCTATGAAAATAGAAACAAACGTAGTGTATGGAAAGTAACAAATAGACCCTATAAAGGTAGTCACTTTGCAGTATTTCCACCTGAATTAATAACACCTTGTATATTAGCAGGGAGTGAGAAAAATGATATTATTCTTGATCCATTTATGGGATCTGGAACTACTGCTATGGTTGCAAAATCATTAGGTAGATACTATCTTGGTTGTGAACTCCATGAACAATATGAATATCTTATACATCAAAGAGTACCAACCGCCCTACCATTATTTCAACTTGATACATTGAAAGAAAATGTAAAACAGATGGAATTGTTTTTATGATTTTTTTGATGTTTATTAATTTTGTATTTATTTCGGTAAGGCATAGGAACACCAACCACAATAGAGGGTTGTATAATTAATAATTGATAACTAGAATTAAAAAATCCTTCAAAAGTTATATTTTCGTGGTGAAATATGATGAAACAAAATGATAACGGACAAACCCAAAAACTTACAGAATCGCTTAAAGCTGAGATAAGGCGTGAGTTCATACATGGGGCAACTGATGCTCAAGGGGTTTTGCAATACCCAAGCATAGATGCACTTGTAGATAAATTTAATGTCGCAAGAAGTACACTATACCGTCATTCCGTCAATGAAGATTGGCAAGCTCAAAAGAATAGGTATCAAACAGAGTTAGATGAACAAGTAAAACAAGCAAGAAGGAAAGATTATATTCAAAAGAGCCAAAGGTTAGATGATAATGCTCTGCAACTTGCTCAAAGTTTGATGACAAAGGTTGCAAGGAAAATACGAGATGATGAATTGCAAATACAGAATGATCCAGAATATGAAGGTATGACAGCAGGGGTTTTAGATAAACTTGCATCAGTTGTAGGACAGGCTCAAAAGATTGGTAAACTCGCACTTGGTGAAGCTCAAGAGATAGCAAAGGTAAGCGGAAATGTTGCAGTCCCCCAGTCATTCCGAGAAATTATTGACGAATTGGATCAATTTGCCAAAAGAAAGTCAGAGGGCGGCAAGCACACTATACAGTGATTGGGCTAAAAAAATAAGCAGACCAGAACAGCTTGCGCCAGAGGGTGACTATGATATATGGCTCATATTAGCAGGTAGAGGATGGGGAAAAACACTTACTGGTGCAATGGACGCTTTAATATATGGGCTTCTTAATCCAGAATCTCAAATTGCTGTTGTAACCCCCACGTTTGGAGATATAAGAAGGGTGGCCTTTGGCGGCGTTAGCGGCATACTTAAATACGTTCCAAGAGAGTGTTTACTATCAGGTAGGGGGCAAGGATATAACGCCACAGCAAGCGAAATAAGGCTGTATAACGGTTCAAAAATCATGGGATTTAGCGCGACAGAGCCAGATAGGTTAAGAGGTCCACAATTTCATAGAGCATGGTGTGATGAATTAGCGGCTTGGCAATATCCAGAGACATTTGACCAATTGCAGTTCGGGTTGCGTCTAGGTGATAAACCGCAGTGTGTTATCACAACAACACCAAAGCCAACGCCCATAATTCAAAAGCTAATGAAAAGAACAAATATCTGCATAACGAGAGGAAACACTTTTGAAAACGCAGAAAATCTTGCTCCATCAGCTTTGAAGATGCTTCAAGAAAAGTACGCCAATACACGGCTAGGCCGTCAAGAATTGTACGCAGAAATAATTGATGATATTGAAGGCGCACTCTGGAAACCATCGATGATTGATGCAACTAGAGTAACAGAAATACCTGAAATGGTAAGAATTGTGGTTGGTGTTGATCCCGCCGTTACAAACAATATTACAAGTGATGAAACAGGAATAATTGTGGTTGGACGTTGTAAAGATAATAGATACTATGTTTTAGAAGATTTATCGGGTAAGATGTCACCTGATGAATGGGCTTCAAAAGCTATAGATGCTTTTCATAAGCATGAAGCCGATAAGATAGTAGCAGAAGTAAACAACGGTGGTGATCTGGTGGAAAGACTTATAAGAACCATTGAATCAGGTATTCCATACAAAGCGGTAAGATCATCCAGAGGTAAAATTTTGAGAGCAGAGCCTATTTCAGCATTATATGAACAAGGCAAAGTAAGTCATTTGGGTATTTTTGGTGAATTAGAACAACAAATGTGTTCTTTTACACCAGATACTTCAAAGTCCCCTGATCGGTTGGATGCGTTAGTTTTTGCAATTACTGAACTAAGTGCATCAAGTGGTCAAGCATTGTGGAGGGTTACATAATGGGATTAAAAGAAGCATGGACAGCATTATTTAATAGTGCGCCAACAAATACTAGAGCAACAAAAGAAGGTCCAATTGTTGCCTACTCAAATGTTGGAACAAGAGTTGCCTCAAAAGATCGTTATGATGATTTGGCGAAAGATGGGTATATGCAGAATGCCATTGTGTATCGTTGCGTGAATGAGATAGCTCAGGGTGCGGCATCCGTAAAATTTGAGCTTAAAATGGGGGATCAGCCCATTACAGAAAGCCCAATACTGGATATTTTAAAAAGACCAAATCCAATGTCTAACGGTTCAGAGTTTTTTCAAGAGGTCTACAGCTATTTATTGCTATCAGGTAACTCATTCATAATGAAAACAGGTCCAGATGACGGCGACCCAAAAGAATTGTATACTTTGCGACCTGATAGAATCCAAATTATACCTAGCAAAAGAGATATACCAGAAAGGTTTGATTATATCGTTAATGGTCAAACAGCCGCAAGCTATCCAGTTGGTGTTGATGGTGAATCAGATGTAAAACAAATTAAATTATTCAATCCATTAAATGATTTCTATGGACTTTCCCCAGTAAGACCCGCCGCAGTAGATATTGACCAACACAATCTAAGTAATAAGCACAATGTAGCACTTCTTATGAATGGTGCGCGACCTAGTGGTGCAGTAGTTTATAAACCCAAGGATGAAGCGGGTAATATGACCATGCTCACCGAAGCTCAAAGGGATGCGTTGCGGCAAGACTTAAGCCAAAGGTTTGAAAGAACGGAAAATACTGGTCGTACAATGATTCTTGAGGGTGATTTTGATTACAAAGAAATGGGAATGACACCTAAAGATATGGATTTCTCAGGGATGAAAAACATGGCGGCGCGAGATATTGCTTTGTGTTTTGGGGTTCCCGCACAGTTGGTCGGTATTCCTGATAGTCAAACTTACGCAAATATGGCAGAGGCAAGACTTGCGTTGTACGAGGAAACTATCATTCCAATGTTGAGGCACGTTGAAAGTGATTTGAATGAATGGTTGGTTTCAGCATTTGGGGAACCACAGCTTACACTTTCATATGTGATAGATGATATTCCCGCTATATCTGAACGCCGCCGTATGATTTATGATAACGTCATAAGAGCCGTTGATACTGGTATATTGACACGCAATGAAGCAAGAAAAAGATTATCACTTGAACCATTATCGGGTGGTGATGATGCTTATATTCCCGCAAATCTTTTCCCACTTGGTCAACCAGAACCAAATCCACCACAGCCACAATCAGAAGATGATGCGGAAAAAATAGCGGAAGAAATTTATGGTGATGCGTTAGAAAAACGACTTGAGCTTCATTTGACCAGAGAACAAGCGGAAACTAGAGCAAGTCAAATAGGGTGTGTCGGTACGCATACCCACGAAATAAATGGTGTTACATACTATATGCCTTGCAGTTCACATGAGGATTTTCATAGTGCGTTGGGTATCACTATGCCAAAGCAAAAAAAAACCCTCAAAACAGTATCAGAAACGACCATAGAGAGGCTTTTTAAGTATGATGGGGCTAAACCCACCCAAGGAATGAAACAGGAGGCTGAGAGGTCATTACAGTGGGTTGATGAGTTTGATAGAGGTGGAACAAGGGTAGGAAGGGCAAGGGCAAGACAGATTGCAAACAATGAAACCCTTAATCGCAGAGATATTTTAGATATGTATTCATTTTTTTCGCGCCATGAAGTCGATAAACAAGCAGAAGGGTTTAATCGTGGGGAAAAAGGTTATCCATCAAACGGACGAATTGCATGGGGTCTGTGGGGTGGTGATGCGGGTTTCAGATGGTCAACAAAAGAGCGTGATAAAATAATGAAAGAGGAAAATAAAAGCGGTGGCCACAGTTCTACAGAAAAAACAAACGGCGCGGCGGCTTTCAGCAAGGCGAGAATATAGAGAGGTCAACCGACTAAGAATCGGTTTAGAGAAAACCTTTACTTTTCGCCTAATAAGGCTGTTTTCAGAAATTGGTAATCAAGCGGCTTCAGCAGTTGAGTCTGGCGGTAGCGTTGCTTTATCAGCGATCTTCCCTGATGTACGTTCAAATCTGGAAAGAGTTATTAACCAATTGTATGAACAAACGATTAAAACATTCTCAGACAGGGCTATTGCGAATCGCAGAAATTCAAAAGCAATTGCATCATTTGAGGACTTGTACACTTCTTTCATCAGAACGCAGGGAGCAGAGAGAGTTCAAGGGATTACGGTCACTACACAACGGATCATCCAAAGAGTAATTGAAGAAAACCAGACAGCAGGGAACGCCGTTATAGGTAGAGCAATCAGAGAAAGATTTGAACCAAGATTTAGTAGATCAAGAGCCGCCACAATTGCAAGAACTGAAGTCCACAATGCGGCTTCCTATGCCACCCATGAGCAACAGAAATCATTTGGTGTACCCGCAATGAGAAAGCAATGGGTCGCCAACACGGATGAAAGAACAAGAGCCAATCACATAGCTGTAAGCGGCACAAATCTTCCAATGGATGAAGATTTTGTTGTGGGTGGTAAGAAGATGGCTTATCCAAGTGACCCAAGAGGCGGGGCGGCTGAAGTAATAAATTGTCGTTGTGTTTTAATTTATGTTGAGCCAGAGGAAGAAATACAAGAAGGATCAACACAACAAGAACCAGTGACAGAAATTACGAATAATTTGTACGGAGGGACTACAAAATCTGAAAAACTGTTCCATGATGCGGGAGGATGGGATACTAAAAGTTTGGTTTTCAAAGCAGTATTCCGCACAAGGCCAGTCGAAGTTATAAATGTCAGAAGTAGAGGTTTTTATTCAAACAGAGGTTCTTATTCTAAGGAAAGCCCTGTTGTAATAAATATGAACACAACAGAGAAAAAATTATTTGAAGATGGAAAATTAGGATTAAGGGAAAAATCAACATGGAGACATGAGTACGGCCACCACATTGATTATATGATGGGGGGGTATCTAAGAGGAAACGGAAAAACAATAGGGATTTCAAGTGAGGTAGCAGATGATATTCTAATTGATAGAAAATTACATTCAACACCAAATAAAAAGAAAATAGAAAAGCAAGCAGAAAAAAATATGATTGCTTTTCTCAAAAGTAAGGGTTTAGATTTAGATACAGAGGATTTTCTTCAAAGGCCATCATATCAAACCTATGATCAACAATTAAAATTGCTTGCAACTAGAGAGGACTTAAACCAATCTGATGGTTTATCTAGTTACAGGAGATTTTTCGAGAATTTAGAAATAGATGAAAATTTTGTGAATGATGCGTTAAAAGGGTCAGGATTTGATTTCAATGATATAAATATTATTTTTGGTGATGGAAAATTTGGGGGCGGTAGATCACTTCCAATACGGCGCGGAACCACAGGAGTTGAAGGTTTACTTAAAACTGTAAACGCAAGTAGACAAACGAAATTGGACTTTAGTATATTTTTAAATGATTTGAAGTCTAACAGAGCAAGAGCAGGTCAGGCAGGGTGGAACGGATGGATTGAAAAATATGGTCATCATGCCGAAGGAGATTACTTGAACGATTATTTAGAAGCAATGTCAAACGCCGCTATTGGTGAAGGTCATGGAAAAGGTTACTACAAAAAATTTGTTACACTGAAACGTGGTGTCACTATGGCTCATACCACTGAAATGATGGCCAACTATACAGCACTTTTGGGTACTGATGCAAAAAGAGCTTCAGTATACAAGAAACTTATGTTATTAGCCGCGCCAAAAAGCACTAAGAAATTTGATGATATTTTTGAGGAAATTGTAGAAGCGGAAAGGATGCCAGATGACTTTAATTATTGATCAACAAAATATGATGGATCAGCAAGAGGTTATTGATAGATATGTTGAAAAATTTGGTACATATGAGGATGTTTCTATTTTTAATATGCCATCAGATGATAGTACCACAAAAAAATTCATAGAAGTATTGAATCAATCAATAAATTCAGGAAACAGAATAGATCGTGAAAATTTAGAAGAAGTTTTGAATCTTACTGTACCAGAAGGGGTTTTAATATAAAAAATGGCTAAGTCATGGGGGGCAAAACTTAGCCTAGTTTGAAATCTTACTTATCTCAATTTTAATATTTCTTTATCAATAAGTAAATCAATAATTGCTTGAGTCGCATGATTATCATAACCGCATACAATCCACTGTACTGGACTGAATGATGATAAGCTATCTATTTGAGTATGCAATGAAAGTTTATGAATCAGGTTTTCATCATCTTTTACTTGCAAACGAAATTCAACTGTTGAAAAAACACCATCATGCACGATAACAGGATCACCGAGAAATGATTGAAGTTTTTTCACTTCGGCATAGAATGAACCAACCTGTTTTGATCCAATGAGGCTATCATTATCAATTCGTTGCAAAATTTTCATCATCCCACCCAAGATAATCCCAATCTTTATCTTTAGTTACAGCCCAACTATTACAGGTTGGACATCTGCTGTCATCAAAACTTAGTTTTTTTTGCACCGTCCAACTATGGTTACAATTCGCACAGCTATATAAAAAGCTAGTCATTATACTTGTTCCTTTCGTGATTCATATTCTTTTTTCCATCGTTCGATTTGTTCAAGGGCGGCGCGGCGGCTTTCAGCATTGCGCCAATTTTGATAGGCTTGTTTCGTTACAAATCTTGTCAACCCGCCGCCACTAAATTTTGCAGAAAATGAAGTGTGTGGAAGGCTTGGGAAAACTCGCCCATCATCCATTGTAATATCATACCAACGGCTTACGAACCTATCACCGCCCACCTTTGTTATGGTTCCAAAACCTTCACGGTTTGCCATATCGCCTGTGTAATAAATTTTTGTTCCTGTTTCTAAATTTTCCATTTTCTTTCCTCTGTGTGCTTGTTTCTTCAATAAACATAATATTGCATTTTAAAGACATAATGTCAACTATTTTTATAGGTATATTTTAAATTTTTTTTATTTGACACAAATGTAATGCAAAGATAGATTTAAAAAAAAGAGGAAAGTATGCCAATTCCGAAACCGTCATATGGTGAAAGCCGAGAAGGTTTTTTGAGTCGTTGCATGAGTGATGAGACAATGAACTCAGAATATCCCAAAAGGGATCAGAGAATGGCCGTGTGTATTTCAAAGATAGGTGGTAAGATGTCAGAGGAATCATCAAAAACAACTCAAGAACAAAATCTTGAAGATGAGATAAAACATCAATTTATTGAATTTGATCTCAAAGCGTATGGTGATGATGATGACGAGGAAGAAAAGGGAAAGTTTAGCGGTTATGGCTCAATATTTGGCAATAAAGATTTAGGAAATGATGTTGTTGTAACAGGTGCGTTTTCAAAATCATTAAAAAGGCGCGAACCACGCGAAATAAAAATGCTTTGGCAACACAAACAAGATATGCCCATTGGTGTATTTACATCAATAAAAGAAGATGGTGACGGTTTGGCAGTGCAGGGACAGTTAGCTCTTGGAACACAGAGAGGCAAAGAGGCTTACGAATTATTGAAGATAGGCGCACTTGATGGCTTATCTATTGGATACAAGGCAGACCCCAACAAGCAAGACTATGATTCACGCCGAAGGCGTAGAATGCTGAAAGAGGTTGACCTTATGGAAATTAGTTTGGTTACTTTTCCCATGAATCCCAAAGCTAGGGTTTCAGCAGTAAAGGCAGAGGATCGGACTATTCGAGAATGGGAGAGGTTTCTTCGGGAGGAAGCGACTTTAAGCCATTCACAATCTAAGGCTTGTGCGAAAGCAATCATGGACACAATCACAAAACAACGGGACGTTGGTGATGGTGAGATTGTTTCTGATCTTCAGAAACTCGCAAGCATCATAAAACCAACTCTTTGACAAAGTAGGAGGGACGTTATGTCCGATCAAACCGAAGTCAAGGAAGCAGTTGAACAAATTGGTAGTGCTTTTGAAGCATTTAAACAGGCCAATGATGAAAGACTGTCTGACCTTGAAAAAAAGGGTGCATCTGATGTGCTGACAGAGGAAAAGTTAGCTAGAATTGAGAAATCTCTTGATGCACTAGAAGATGTCAACCAAAAATTGACCAAAGCAACACTAGAAACAGAAACGGTTGCAGAGCGTGTTGATGAAATGGAAACTCGCCTCAAGCGTCCAGAAGTAGGACTTGATGGCAAAGCCATTGATCAAACAATGAAGGCTTACGACACATATCTCAGAAAAGGCAAAGAAGCACTTGATGAGTTTGAGGTAAAAGTTCTTACTGTTTCAAACGATACTGGTGGAGGATATTTAGCACCGCCAGAATATGTCGCTGAAATAGTTAAGAAAGTCACAGAAATTTCACCTGTGCGATCTGCGGCAAGAATCCGTACAACCTCATCTAAAAGCATCCAAGTACCATCAAGAACAGGTACTTTTTCCGCACAGTGGATAGGTGAAGTAGGTACACGATCTGAAACAACTGGTCTTACCTATGGTATGGAAGAAATCACGGCGCATGAGCAATATGCTCTCGTTGATATTTCTGAGCAAGATGTTGAGGACTCTGCTTTCAACATGGAAGCTGAACTCTCTGATGAATTTGCTACTCAATTTGCAAAAGCAGAAGGTACATCTTTTGTGGTTGGAACAGCCGCAAACCAACCTGAAGGATTTATGACAAATGCTTCTGTTGGTGAAACAAACTCAGGAAATGGAACAGCTTTGACCGCTAACGGATTGATTGATCTTTATTCAGCAGTCAAAACAGATTATGCCCGAAACGGTATCTTCATGTTCAATAGGGCAACACTTGGTGCTATCAGGAAATTGGTAGATTCCAATGGTTCTTACGTTTTCCAAGCGGGTTTCAGCTTACAAGCGGGTGTTCCTAACACTATATTAGGGCAACCATACGTTGAAGCTCCCGATATGGCTGATGTAGGGGCAGGGGCATTCCCTGTTGTGTTTGGTGACTTCAGACGCGCCTATCTCATTGTTGATCGTATTGCTCTTGCAATCTTGCGTGATCCATTCACTCAAGCCGCAACTGGTACGATTCGCTATATTGCTAGACGTAGGGTTGGTGGACAAGTTGTCCTTGCTGAAGCTATCCGTAAACAAAAAGTATCAGCATAAGGAGGATTTAAACTATGCCTATGAAAGATATTGCTAATAATCTGAGTGTTCTTCAGTTGGTTGATCCCGCTACGATCACCGCAGATACAAATAGCTCAAGTGCTGATCTTCAATTTGACTCTGGTGTTATGCTCGTAGTCAATGTTGGAGAATCAGGGGATACTTTGAGTGGCTCTGTAAAGTTTGATTATATTCTGGAAGATAGTTCAGATGATTCAACTTTTACGGCGGTTACAACAGCATCCCATGTCACATATGGTTCCGTAAATTCTAGCACTGGTGTGTTCGCTACTGTGGATGCGGCGGCTGAAGATGATGCGGCATATGTGATTGGTTATGTTGGACCTAACCGTTATGTTCGCGTTAAGATAGACGCAACTGGTACTCACAGTAACGGAACACCACACAGTGTATCCGCGCTTGTAAGTCCAATACACAAACCTGCGGCTTCATCAAATGATGGTTCGCCAACTGGTTAATAAGATCAGAGGGGTGTATCTCTATGCACCCCTCAACTTATTGGAGGAAAAAATATGAAAATAACCATGAAAAAAGACATGGTTGGTGCATCAAATCCGCAAGGGACAGAAACAATGGTGTATCAAGAGGGTAAAGAATATGAAATGTCAGCACCTTGGCAATCTGGAATAGCAGATGCGTTTGTAGATGCGGGATTTGCTCAACTTGAAACAAAAGTTGTTGAGGCTGAGGAAAAAAAGAAAACTACACCTAGAAAACGAACAGTCAAAAAGAAAGCATAAAAATTTATGTCAGGGGTTACTATTGTCACCGCAGAAAGCGCAGATGCAATAAGTGTAACGGAGATTAAAACTCAGTTACGAATTGCATCCTCTGATAGTACGCATGATACTATACTTGGTGTGTGTAGGGATGCCGCAATAGAAATAGCAAAAAATTACTTGCAACGATCTCTGATTAACAGAACACTGAAACTGTCATTAGATAGTATTCCATATGAAGATGATAATTTACCAGATGTTGAGGGAATCACTACTGGTCCATACATCACATATAGAAAACGATCTGTGACATTACCTCAATCACCATTGGTAAGTGTTACCCATGTAAAAACTTTTGATGA